GATACGTCTATCCATTAGATAAACAGATACGCCGTAGGGTTAGTAAAATGTCTTTACAGTATCCCAATGCCGTTGAGGGCTTAGAAGCAAGCCACGACAATTCCGTTGTTGAGGTGCAAGTGCAATTCTTGCCAACGGCTCAAATTAAGTAGGTTGTAATGGCTCCACGAGGCAGACCACCGAAACCGATTGAGCAAAAGCGATTAACTGGCAATCCGGGCAAACGTACTTTGCCAGATCAGAAAGAACTTGTGTTGTTGCCGTCTGCTTACAACATTCCAGAACCTAACCGCCCACTTGGTAGTGCAGGCACAGAACTTTGGGAACGCATCTGGGGTATGGGTCAAACTTGGTTAAGTCCACTGACTGACATTGAGATTCTGCTTATGACTTGCGAGCTATTGGATGAACGCCGTAACTTGCGCATTCAGGTTTTGCAAAACAACAGACCAGACGAAAGAAAAGCCTTGCGCGATCTAGACCGTCAGTTAGTTGCTAACTTGTCGCTTCTAGGATTCACCCCAACAGATCGCTCACGGCTAGGTGTGGCTGAAGTTAAACGTCAGTCAAAGCTAGAGGAGCTGAAATCGCGTGCCAGCCAAAATTGAATCTTGGCCACCAACTTGGCTGACTCCTGTAAACAAAGCGGCACTTACTAAATCGCGTGGCTGGGAAGTATCAGAGTTCATAGACACCTTTGCAATTCAGACTAAGGAAACTGTTGCTGGCTATTCAGGTGACAAGATGCAACTGCGTGAATGGCAACACGAACTAATGCGCCACCTGTTTGCAGTTGGTGCAGATGGAAAGTTTAGACACCGCACAGCGTTTATTTCGATGGCTCGAAAGAATGGCAAATCTGCAATAGGTTCTGGCATTGGTCTTTGGTCTTTAATCATGGGGCCTAACGGTGGTGAGGTTTATTCCTGTGCAGCTGATAAAGAGCAGGCACGCATTGTTTTCGGTGATGCTAAGAAAATGATTGAAGCAGAACCTGAACTTTCAGAACTTTGTAAGGTCTATCGAGATGCTATTGAAGTACCTTCAACTGGTTCTGTGTATCGAGTTCTTTCAAGTGAAAGCTACTCAAAAGAAGGACTTTCGGCCACAATGGTTCTATTCGATGAGTTGCACGCCTTACCTAATCGTGAACTGTTTGACGTTATGCAACTTGGTATGGGTGCTAGACGTGAGCCAATGCTTATTGCATTAACAACTGCCGGGGTAAAAGCAGATTCAACTGGTCAAGACTCAATCGCATACAACCTTTATCAGTACGGCAAGCGCGTGGCTCAAAAAGAAATAGAGGATTCAACTTTTTTCATGGCTGCTTGGGAAGCGCAACCTGATGCTGACCACCACTTAGAGGAAACTTGGAAACAAGCTAATCCTGCCTATGGTGATTTGAACGACCCTAAAGATTTTGAAGCTATGGTTAAGCGAACCCCAGAAGCAGAGTTTAGAACTAAGCGTTGCAACCAGTGGGTAAGCAGCCAGACTGCATGGTTACCTAACGGTGCTTGGGAACAGCTAGAGATTCAGCGTGACATTTTGCCAGATACGCCAGTGGTCTTAGGCTTTGACGGGTCGTTTAGCGGTGATGCTTCTGTAATCATTGGCGTAACCGTAGAAGAACAGCCCTATGTCTTTATGGTGAAGGCTTGGGAAAAGCAGCCTGAAGATGACGATGAATGGCGCGTAGACATTCTGGATGTAGAAAACACAATCATTGAATTCTGCTCAACTCACAACGTCAAAGAGATTGCCTGTGACCCATTCCGTTGGCAACGCACAATGCAAGTCTTAGATGAAGCAGGGTTTCCGATTGTTGAATGGCCATCTACTTCACCGGCTCGTATGGTTCCAGCCTGTGCCAAATTCTATGATGCCGTTGTATCTAACAAGCTGACACATGACGGTAATCCACTATTGCTAAGACACCTACAAAACGCCGTAGTTAAGACAGATCGGCTAGGCCCAAGAATTGTTAAGGAACATCGCGGCTCGCCACGCAAGATAGATGCGGCAGTTGCTAGTATCATAGGATTTGATAGGGCAACTGTTTCAAGAGAAGAACCCGTTGTACCCCAGTTCTTTAGTTTCTAGGAGTTTGAGTTGATCCCAACTATCCTGCAAGTTGTAGGTCTAGCAACAATCTCAATAGGACTCGGTTTGTTCATCCTGCCATTAGGTATTGTCGCTGCTGGTGCATCTTGTTTGCTTATCGGTATTGCGATTGAGAAGGGTCAGTAATGCTTGGCAATCTAACAGGTGGCGCAAAAGAAGAACGCGCTATTAGCTTTCAATCTATCTGGGGTGCTGGCGATTCCTTTGCATTCACAACTGAAGCCGGTACAAACATAGACCAGACTCAGGCAATGAAAATCAACGCCTTCTATGCTTGCGTGCTTTTGATTTCTGACACTATCTCAACCTTGCCAGTAGATTCCTTTATTCGCCGTGATGGTGACCGCGTACCTTACCGCCCACAGCCTGCATGGATTCAAAGACCAGATGTAGACCTATTGCGCTCAGAGCATTACCAACAAGTTCTAATTTCCTTGCTTCTAGACGGCAACGCTTTCGTTCGTGTATTTAGAGATTCATCAGGTCAGGTAATCAACCTAGTTGTAATTGACCCTTACCGCGTGCGTGTTACTCGCAACAAGATCACACGCGAAGTTGAATACATCATTGACGAGAACATGCAAGGCGCAGTAAGTAAGCAAGACATGCTTCACATTACAGAGATGCGCAAGGCTGGCGAACTACGCGGTATGTCTAGGGTTACAGAACTGAAAGACAATCTAGGTCTTTCTAGTGCCTTGCAATCCTTCGCAGCACGTTTCTTTGGTCAGGGCGCAACTACGTCAGGCATCATCGAAACCCCTATGGGACTAAACAGCGAACAGGCAAAGCAACTCATTGACGGCTTCGACTCACGCCACAAGGGTTACAAGAAAGCGCATAAGACTGGTCTGCTAACCGGTGGCGCAAAGTTTGTACGCACTGGCGTAAACCCTGACGAAGCCCAGATGCTAGACAGCCGTAAGTTAGCCATTGAGGAAGTAGCTCGTATCTTCCGCGTGCCACCTCACATGATCGGTGTGACTACGCCGGGTGCTATGTCTTACGCTTCTGTTGAGCAGAACAACATTAACTTTGTAACTCACACCTTGCGCCCATACGTTGCAAAGATTGAGGATGCTTACAGCGCACTTCTAGCTGAGGGCGCATTCATTCGCTTCAACGTAGATGGATTATTACGCGGTGACTTCGCTACTAGAATGAACGGGTACTCAATCGGTTCACAAGCAGGATTCTTAAGTGTTAATGACATTAGACGTTTCGAGGACTTACGACCTGTTGATGGTGGTGACGTTTATCGCGTGCCTTTGGCTAACGTGGATCTTGGTGCTGCTTCACTCGTTGAAACGGACAAGCGCGTTACTATGGCTCAGAAACTTATCCTTAGTGGCTTTGATCCTGCTGGCGTTCTATCTGCCTTGAATCTGCCTGCTATTGCTCACACTGGACTACCTTCAACACAGCTACAAGCGGTGGCACAGATTGACCCTGAAAATCCTGAGTCTGTCTATGACGTTCAGCGCACCCATGACGTAAACGTTCAGATGCCAGAAACCGTTGTAAACGTACCGCCTGCAATTATTAACGTAGCACCGCCTAACGTGACGGTTGAAGCACCACAGCAAAAGACCACTATTCGCACCGTTGAGCGTGACGATAACGGACACATTGTAAACATCATTGAAAGAGTTGAGGGCTAATGGCAACTGGAATGAGCGCGCATCTAGCAAACAGTTTGCTTAATGCTTTAGGTAATAACACTGCTTTTGCGGTTACTGCTCCTTATGTGCAATTACACATAGGCGATCCGGGTGCTGCTGGTACTGCTAATCCTGCAACTGAAACAACTCGCAAGGCTGTTTCTTTTGCTGGTGCTTCTGCTGGTTCTATTGCTTCAGATGCTGACGTTACTTGGACAAACATTAGTGGAAGTCAGGATGCAACTTTCTTTACTTGCTGGGATGCTCTAACTGATGGCAGTTTCTTATTCTCTGGAACTATCACAGGTAACCCTTACACCGCAGGCGATACCTACACAATTACTGCTGGTTCTTTTGTAACATCCCTGACCGTAGCGATCTAAGTTATGGGTTCGTCAGAACTCAACGACTTTCAGTTAAACGCTGACCGTTTAGCGCGACTTGCGCAAATGGTCTTAGGGCAACGCGCTTTAGATTCGTCTGCCGTAGGTGGCAAGTCTGCGTATAACGCAAATGACTTGGTTTATGACTCAGCAGTATCTACCTATGACGGCACTTTTACTCAGTTAGCAAGTAGTTCAGCTAATCTCAATGGTCTAAGCGCAAGCATCGCATCCACTCCAAAGGTTGTGGTTTCTGCTGCTTCTGCTCTAGGTGCATTGACAAGTTCTAGCAGTTCTTCAGTCAGCCATTTAGTTTCATCGGCTGCATCGCTAGGGTCTATGAATTCCACAGCTTCAACTATTCCACAAATCTTGCCTACTTTTGATGCTTCGCTTGGTGAGATTGCTAACGTTGTTCAGGCTACTGTCACTCACGTTGCAACGGCAGAAGCAGTTCTAGGTGGCTTAGTATCAACAGCAACTACAACACCAACAATCAAACCCG